TAGTAATGCTGTTGACCTTCACATAAAAAATATTTATGGTGATGTGGGTCTTATGAAAAAGCTGGAACTTAAAAAACAATTTCCAAAACCATTTAAAAAAAGTGAAGAGGAGCTAGTAGAAAATCCGTTCAAGGTAACAAAAACAAAAACCGGTTTAGATGCTGACCAAGAAGCTCAGCTTGCTAAAGCTGAGGGACAAGTTCCGGGTGAAGCTATGGCTGAAGATTACTACAATGAAACTGTAGACTACTACGCTCAAAGACATGAACAAAAGAAAAATGTTTATATTGGAAAGCCAGAGGCTTATCGTGGTGTTGTAGATATACGAAACGATTTTGATTGGAGAGATGAAAGAGATGCATTAATTGATCAAGTTAAAGCTGTTCGTATAAATAACTTTCCTAATATAGTTAAGATGTTCCCAGACAACGATGAGATTGTCTTAGCTAAAGCACAGGGCGAGTACAGATTTAAATATCAAGCTGAAGCAGATCCTGCTAATTCTCAGTCTATGAAGAAATTTAAAGCTCTGGTTAATAAAGAGCAGAAAGACTATAACAATCTAGCTGAGAAGTACAAGAACATCCCGCCTGTTATATTAAATCATGGGAGCAAAGAAGGTGAAAGGGCTATTGATAATCTTGTAGAAAGGGGTTTTTCAGTGCCTTCTCAAGTTGAAGGTAGATGGCATTCTGAATTAAACGTAGGCGCTATTTCCTTTCAGACAGACTTTTCCCTACCTTTCTTTGGTAATGCCGTAGGTGGTAGAGATGCAGGAAATTTTCTTCGTACATTGATGCCTAGAGAAGACTATGAATTTTTGAGAATTAACATACCTCAGAATGTTTATCAGTCCAGTAGAGACATTAATCAAGTTATGAGATCCCTTACAGGATCTGAGACTGTGGCAAGACCATTGGGTATTCCACGAACCAAAGGGTTCCACGAACAAGAAGATGCTTTTCCAGAGGCTGATAAACTGGTATTGATTAAGAACAGGAGAATGGCAGGTGAAAAATTTTCTATTGCAGAAAAGATAGAAGAAGATAGAACCGGCTTAGTAAAATACTTTAAAGATAATAACTATAAGACAGACTTTACACCGAAAGAGCAAGAAGAATACTACAGAAATGTAAAGAAGTATTTGAATAACTTCTTAGATCAGGCAAAGCTGGCTTCACCCGGTAAAGGTTTTGGTTCTAACTATGAAAAATATTTAGGTAAAACCACTGCGGAACTTGGTGAAAAAGGAGAAAGATTTACAGGCTCTGGTATAACAGAGGGTATGAAAAAATCTGATAAAGGAAATATAGAAACTGCTGAGACTTGGAGTGGAGAAAAATATGACGTTTGGGTTGCAGACTCATCTAACAAATTCTTCAACACGTTAGATAGAGTAGCGGAGTTGATGAAGCAAAGAGGATCTACTCAAAAAAGTAAGAACCTTAGAAATCTCAGACGCTACCTAGCACTCACCAGTGACCAAAGTAAAGGTGTGAAGGTAAACAAGAACGCTGCACAAAAGGTCAGGCAGCTAACACCAAAGCTTCGACAGGGCGGGTTAGCCTCAAGAAGATAAATAAAAAGCCAGCACTAAGCTGGCTCTTTTTTTGGTGCTCCGCGACAGAATCGAACTGCCAACTGATGATTACAAGTCAACTGTTATACCGTTTAACTAGCAGAGCATGGTCCACCCGAGAGGACTCGAACCTCTAACCTACAGCTTAGAAGGCTGTTGCACTATCCGGTTGTGCTACGGGCAGCTTCAATCTTGTCTAGATTATGGAAGTAAGCAGTGTCGAAACCACGCTGCCATTCTTTGGCTTTGTCAGTTCCTTCCTTGTAATTATTCTTAATCCAGCCCCTGCTGAAAGCATAGTAGCCTTCCTTGAATTGAAAAGGCAACAAAGAGCTTCGGTCTTTTGTCATGGCTTCTCCTTCAATTGTTTGATCTTTAGATTATAGCAGTCGCTACGGACAGTATAACCATTGCTTGGATCAACATCACCCTTCTTCATAAACACGGCATCTTCCATGTACTGGTGCTTATCATAAACACCTAGATACCAGCCGACAGTAAGATCTTTTTTTACCCTGACAAAACAATAGTAGTCACAGTCTTGCTTGGTATTGAATGAAGCAATCGAACAATCATATGTGTCCAAAGGAGCAACAGATGTTTGCTTCGTCTTGACATCCAACTTAATACCTGAGTCAAGTACTAGGTCATATTCGTAAGTGTTGTCCAGCTTACCGCCTAATACCTTCTGAGCTATTGCTTCGCCTAGAAAGCCAGCGATACTGCCCCCTCCATTGAGTATTGAGTTTCTCAGTCTACCCATTTCAGCAGCCTTATCTCTGGCTTCCAAAAGCATCTGGTCATCTATGTTGATTTCGATCATGGCAGCTTGCACTGTTCTTCCATACTACCAATATGGATTTGAATTAGTGGAAGCTTAATAACTATCCCCTCAAAGGCAAGGAGATACTCATCTTCGGTTTCTTGATTAACGCCTATGTAACATAGCTCGCTGTTGTATTCAATGTCAAAACCGAAACCATTTCGGAATCTACATAAGACCATAAAAGCTCCTTCTATCTGATTGGACATGCACCTGACTCACAGTCTGCGTCATCTAGACCGATGTTAGCTTCAGCGACATGCGTGATAAGCTTAGTCCTAGCAACGTATGCCTCATATTCCTCTTTAGAAATTTCTTCATAAGGTGCTTGGTCAAAGCCATGATTAGAGTGTAACAGAAAAGATAGGCTTTTGTGGTTATTTTTGTAATTCTTTTTCAGATATTTTTTGATGTCATCCAGCTCTTCAGGGCGGTAATAAACAGTACAAGAAACACTGTTATCACTCCACACTTTCTGTAGCCACTTGACAGTTTCGAGCTGATCAATGGCACTCATGTCAGAAGCCAGCTTAGTCCCTTCAGGGAAAGCAAAGGGGAATGCCACCACCACAGTGCCATGATCCTCAGTGCCATCGAAGTTACGCTGGTACTCTACGTCATAGCCATGCTGCCGACACACCTCAACCAACGGATGGTTAGAAGAGATACGAATACGGCGCAGCATATGCTGTGCATAGCCCGGATGAGCGCCCGGTGTCACACCCGGCAGCAGCGACAGCGTACCGCTGGGTTTAACAGTGGTCAGCTTGATGGACTTGTTGAACTCATGCTTGGCACTGTACCACTCATCGTAGGTGCGAAGCTTTTTGTAAGCCTCTTCCAGCCAGCTCTTCTGTTCTTCAGAAGCTTGCAGCACACCAGTAACACCGATACCCATACGCATGTTCTTGTGAACGATGTGCTCTGTCTCAGGCAGGTGGCAGGGTAGATTCAAGCTGTGCTTGTTGATGCGATACAGCATGGTGGATACGTCAACGAACTCATCAAACGATGTGATGTTGGGTAAGAAAATCTCAGCCAAACAACATGTCTCAAAGGATGCCAGCGACTGCTCAGCGCAAGGATTGTATCCTTGTACTTCAGGATCAGGATAACGTGTGTCACCTAAGCGACCTTCCTTGCGTGACAAGGACAGGTTAATCAAACCATAAGGTTCACCTTTACCTTCATAGCCATCCCAAAAGTATTCATGCAAGTCATTGATGTTGTTACACACCACGCTGTTGTTAGACATAGCTCGCCAGCTAGGAATGTTACCCATGTCCCACCGTTTAGCCAGCAGATATTCAACATCATCCGGATCGCCAATGGCAATCTGTGCTGACCGGCGCACGTTACCTGCCACCACAATAGCACCAATAATATTCATGATGTCTAGTGCATCTACAGGTCTAATCTTTTTGCCAGCTCTTTTACATAGTACCTCAGAGATCTTCTCAATGCCCCAACACAAGTCCTCTGGACCTGACGCAGTGCCGCCAAAGCCTTTGATGGGAGCGCCTTTGCCCCTGACATTAATAGTGGAGTAAGTGAAGCTTCCGGGCTTATCCGAAAGAAACGCTGCTTTAAGAGTCTTACCAAGTAACTTGACCCAACCTTCACGGCTATCAGGCACGATAAAATCAGCGTCGGAAGTATCAAGGCGCTCAGGGCAAGTAAAATGTACGTTAACGACAGGCAACTTGTCAATATTTTTCCTCTGAATATTATATCCAACTCCACTCCCCAGCATAAGCAAATCCATAGCCCATGTGAATGGACGCACAGGGCTATCGACAACAGTGAACGCACAGTTTTGTAGGCTCGACAAGCCTAGCTTGTCAACAGTCTTAGTTCCCATCTGCCACAGGAATCGTCCAGCAACAGTGCCCTTCAATTCAAGCAGATACTTGCGAAGCTTCTCTTGCTCCGCTTCATCAAATCCACATCCAAGCTGCTCGTTAGCAGCCTTAACAATCCTATCCACAGTCTGAGGGAATTCTTCAGTGGGGCTGTTAGGATCAGCCTCGTTTAACCTACGAGAATAAGTACGTTTGTAAGTAAGATAGCCTACACTTGAGAAAGGTGTGACTGTCGTTGTGTTGTCCATTGTATTATATGCTCCTTAAAAAGACGAAAAAGGGTGACTAAAAGCCACCCGGAAAGCTACAGTTATATCACAGGTCAGTGGTTAGTGACTACTCTTTTCTTCCATCTCCTCAATTATTTTCTTACCAGCAGGGTGTCCAATGTCTGATAAGAAATGACCAAAGAATTCAAACAGCTTTTCGGTAGTCATATCATCTTGGAATATGATACCCAACTCTGCTTCCTGTTTTGTAGCGTAGCTATCGTCAGTCTTATATCTAAATAAGAATGAATGCATGTCTAGTCCTTGTTAAACAACAATGGGAAATCTGATGCTAACACAAGTCGGCACTGTTCTGCAACCTTTCTGTGTTCTTTCTGTGTGCTTGGATCAGTGCGTACATCAACGTAGTGTAGCCATGATCTAATGCTACCAGCCATGTACATCCTGCTTGTGGTTAACCCTTCAGGCAGCAGCTTACGAGCCACCTCTTTGGCTATGCCATGTTCTAGCGCACGTTCATAAACAAACCGACTCTCCTTCAGCACCCTGTCCTGCATCTGACGCCACCACTCCTGCTGGTTCGTGTCCTCAATGGGTAGGCTGTTCTGTCGGTTCTTGTCATCCTGCGCCCGTGCCTCGCTGTATTCATAACCATCAGCCACAGCGTATCGCTGACTAAACTCTTGGAAGCTGAAGCTACGATGACGCAACATCTGCCGTGCAATGTCCCGTGTTGTTTCAATTTCCAAACAGGCATGCACCATTTCAAACGGCGACCAATGCTTGTTACGCATCAGGTAACCAATCAGCTTCTCGTGTGGCGCATCAATTGCTTGGTTGGCTGGATTGCTAACCCGTGCCATGTAAGCAATGAGGCGTTCTCCATCAGGAGTAGACCAAACTTTTTTAACTCTCACGCAGCCTCCATATAAAGTCCAACATTACCCAGCGCATAACCTAAGAAGGCTATACCCAGTCCAGTCTGTCCCTTGATGAACAGGTCACCAGCGACAACCAAATACACCACACCAATGGTGGCGATTAACCAACTAGCCATGTTTACGTTTTCCTGTTTTGTGTACACGTTCTTGTAATGTGTTCATACCTTCACCCCATAGTAGA